TCGGGTTACATAGCCGTTCTGCCTGTCATTAAATGCTGTTGTTACTCTGATTTTCATTCTGTCACCACCTTTCTAAACCGGTCGAAATCGACGGGTTTAACTGTTAATCTTTACTCTTAAATGTAATCGGCAAAATCTGTTTAGGCAGGAAGTTAATTTCATAACGGTATTTGTCCACTTCTGCACCGCTTATGTCCTCTACAACATACATAGTTTCATCATTAAGGCCTATGATATGCTTTTTGTATTCACCCTTGCCCGTTTCGCAGACAACCTCAATTTGGTTATCATCATTATCGACCTGTAATGAAAAAGCGGCAACAAGTTCAAATGACGGCTTATCGGTTCTTGTGTTAATAACCGTAAGCCTGCGTATCACATTGAAATTGTCTGCTTCCTGCGAAACATTGTACGATACCTGCGTTGCCTCGGTACAGCCCACAGTAACCAGTACGGTTGTTGCAATCATAACTACCATAAGTACAATTGCTAAAATTCTTTTTCTCATAGTATCAAACCTTTCTTTGATTAATAATAAAAAAGCACTCTGATTTCTCAAAGTGCTGATTTGATGTATTTAGTTCTGTTACGGCAAGTTGCAGGCAAGTTAAGCAATGCCGTGAACAAGCCGTTTTTCTTGCTCTGAACATATTCTCGGCAAATTAAACAACAAAACCGCCCTTTTTACGGAGCGGTTAGCTTTTGTTTCTTTGTTTTTCAAGTTCTTTAATTATTTCGTCAAGACGTTTTGAAGCTTCTTCGTTAGAACCATCTAAAACAGATTTGTTTATTTCTTCCATTCAAATAAACCTCCTTCTTGATGTTTACTTAAAAATTTATCAATAACCTTTCTGTATTCACTATCAGAACCTGTTTTTATCCTCTTTTTTCCCATTCGTTGTAACTCTGTTAAAAGTGATAGTCTGTCGTATCCTTTCAACTTTGTTAATACTTCAATGTTGCCATCGTTTTTCACAATAGTAAATGTTTTTATACTATCATTCTTAATAAATTCGATAATATCATTTAAAGAATAACTGCTGTTTCTCGGGTGATTGTGCATAACAAATAAATCTTTGCCTTGAAGTGCTGATCCAAAATCTATTTTTTCATCAGTTCCTTTAATAGGCTCTGTAATCATTTTGGACACATCATTTTTTAACACGAAGGCAACTTCTTTATTTTCATTTTGTTCTTTTGAAAATTTCAAAAGTTCCTTGTGTTGTTTTTGAATTTCCAAACACTGCTCTTCTGTATAACCTTCAATATCAACTTTAGGAATACGACTGATAGCTTTATCGGTTATCGGAGTAATAGGCTTTTTACTTTTCTCTTTTATTATACCACTTTTACCCGATTTTGCAACAGATTCAGCGGTGATTTTATTAACACTCTCTGCTTTTTTCGGGAGTTTTGAGCCTAAAGCATTTTTGCCGTTTACGGTTACTCTTTCCCATTGCTGAGGGAGGTTCATTGCTTTGGAAAACTTTACATATTCGTCCTGCCTTTGAAAATATCTGACCTTTGCGCCTGTGATTGTATCGTCATCGGCACCGCCCTGTGTGAGCAGTTCAATCTTCTGTCGGTCGGCACGCATTGCGGTTTCAAGCTGTCTTTGCTTCTGCTGTGCCTCATATGCCGTGTACTCTTTGCCGTTATACTCTTTCGGGGTGTTCTCCTCCTCGTTCATACGGTCAAGTTCTTCATCGCTGTATGTCGGGGTATCAATGCCCTTGATAAACGGCGAATAGCTGTGATAGCAATTCGCACCGCAAAGACCTGTGACCGTACCCAATCCGCAGACGGTTTCAAGCTCCTTTTTGCTGTACACTCTGCCCTGCCACACCTGATGTGTCGGTCTTGCACCACGGTGATAGCTGACCTCGAAATATTCCGTGCCGAGCTGTTCGGCATTGTCCTCGTTGACCTTTGCGACAACCTGATTAAAGCCTGTCATCAACGCCCTGCGTGCCGCCACATCAACACGATTGCTCCAACCGCTTGCATAATCAACGGTACGCAATCCACTGTCGGTCATAGCTTTAACCGCTTTTTTAAGGACTGTGTTATAATCAACCGCACCGCTTGCAATCTGCATAAGTCCGTTGTCAAGTGTATCTTGATAAAACTTTGCAAGAGGAGTAAACGAAACCGTGTTGTCGGGATTTCTGACGGCAAATCCGAGTGAGCCCGTGATATTTTTAAATTCGCTTTTGGTCTGATTTTTGACCGCCTTTACAAGTTGTTGCAACTGTTTATTTTCTGCATAAGGAATATACTCTTTGCCCTTGCTTGTATAAAGCTCCTCATTTCTTGCATATCCCGATTTCACGACTTCGTCATAGATTCTGTCGATTTCATCGTCAGACACATCGAGCGTGCTTTGAATAAGGCTGTCTATTTCATCCTTACTCACGCCCAATTCATACAAGCGGTTTATCTGCCAATCGGCGGCAGAGGTTATCTCCTCACCGTTAGCTTTCAAACGCTCCGTAAGGTCGGACATAATATTTAACTGTAAACTGCGGTACAACTGTTCCATAGCCGAGGGCAAAGCCTCAATTTCAGTCGGAGTGAACATTATTCGATAACCTCAGAGGACTGCGGAAGATTCTTTTTCGCTGTCTTTTCGTCCTCTCCATACCATTTCATACGGTACTCATCAGGTCGCATAATACCAAGGTTCAAGTCCTGAATATCCTGCTTGCGTTCGGTTTCTTCATCGGTCAGAATACTGTCCTTGAAATCGCATACAAACGAATAACCGCTTGTTGTCAGCGAATTGTAAAAGGCAAGAGCATACACCAAGTCATCAAGGCAATAGCGAAGCTGTTTCTGAATTGCCGACACGGTGTTGTACTTTCTGTCCTTTGCTGACTTAATCTCCGTAGCAGTCTTTGCAACTGTTTCGGGGTTTGAAAGGTCACCGTATGCAAGACCGACCGCAAATTCAATCATACGCAGATATGTATTCAAGCCGTCCGTAATGTCGGACTGTCGGAACGCAGGCGAAAAATCCTTGAACAGTTCTTCATCGCCCAAATCAACATCAACGGCACGGTACAAACGCCTGTTAAGTCTGTCGGATTTGCCGTCCTTTAATGCGGCAGAATCAACATGAATCGCACGCTCTCCGCTTTCAAATTCCCAGTCAAGCCGTCCGAACTGCATATCGGCTTTCTGAATGATTTCAAGTCCGCTGTCAAAAATCGACATACCGCAAGACGAGCCGTCAACCGTGTTTTTAATCGGCACTCTGAAATAACCGAACGCAGGTCTTTTCATATCGGGGTATGTGACCGCAGGCGGTAAGTCTGCCCACTCGTCAATGACAGCGAGAGGAATTTCAGTACCGAGAACCTCGGATGATGACGAACGGTAAGCCGTGTTAGTAACAGTCAAGCCCTTGTCCTTGTCAAGGCTGTGATATTCAAGCCTTGTGTAGTAGTTGTCACCGATTTTCTTAAATTCGGGGAAGATGACCTTTACAAGCCTGTGCTTTGTGTCAAACTCAATCGGCACAAAAGCATTTGCCGAGATATATTGCACCCTGTCACCGCCCAAAGGCTTGATGACCATTGCGCCTGTTGCAAGACCTGACTGTAACTCTGAATTAAGCTCCTCGGTTGCAGTTTCAAACAATTTTAACAGCGTTTCATTTGAGATGTTCACCGTCATTTCGTTAAGCGTAATGTTAGCAAACTCCCTTGTGATTGACTGCTCAAGCCTCAAACTGATGACATTTTCATCAAGCCACGGAGCTTTGCCGACATAGCAGTTTTGCCATACACCGATAGCCTTTTGCATTTCTGCTGTAATCGCAAGTCGTAAATTAAGCGCCTGCCGAATATTTTCAAGCGGAAACATTCGCCTCCACACTCCTTTCAAAAAATCTATAAGTCCCATTATTCACCTCTGCGTTTCCATACTCTGTTCATTGCATATCTGACAGCGTCAATATGGTGGTTGTCCTTATCGGGATAACCGCTGATAACATTGCCATCCTTATCACGCTCGTATTCATAGTCGAGAAACTCCTGTGCAGTATGCGGACAGCGTGTGTTATCAATCACAATCTCCCGTAAAGACTGCAACCACTTCATCGAGTAAACAACCGAACCGGGTCCTTTTTCTGCCGAACGAGCCATTAAACCGTCAGCTCTGTAATCGCCGACTGACTTCTGTTCTGCACTGTCGCAAGTGATTAAATCATTGCTTGTAACTCCGTGCTTAGTTCTGAGCAATTCGGCTGTTTCTTTGTTGCTTGTCTTGTTGCAATGTTCCTCGTCAAAAATAATGAGCTTGTGTTGACTTGGAATATAAGTCATACAATCATAGGCAAACGGATCAGGATACCAGCCCCAGTCAACTCCTCTGTAAAATCTGTCAAAGGTCTGAATTTCGTCATCTGTGACCTCACGAATAACAACATTATCAAATACATTGCCGCCTGTGCCGTTAGCAATGCCCATATACTCGTTTTCATAGGCGGTAGGGTTTGTTTCTTTCAGGAACTCTGCATCATCTATAAACGGCTTTCCGAGCCATTTTGACGGTACTGTAAGGTATGTACTCTCAATAACGAGCCTGTCTTGACGGGGAATTTTAACATACTTGTTCGCCCAGTTCTGTGCAGATTTCGGAGGGTTGAACGATTTAAATTTAAAAGCCGTGTCACCGCCGCGAATCACCGACTGTTCAATCTTTCTGACAGCTTCCTCGCCCGTGAACTGGTCAAGTTCTTCAAACCACACAACGCCGATATAGCCGAACGGTACTTTGATTGATTTAATCTTGCCCGGATCATCTGCTCCACGGAAGTATATTTTCTGTCCTGTGCTTACCCTCGTGATTTCGAGAGGTGACACGGTGCAGTTAAACTCGCTTTCAAGACCGAGAGCAGAGATTGACCACAAAATCTGCTGATACACCGAACTGCGCAGAGTGTCGGCTACCTGACGAAAAATACAGGCGTGCATATCCTCGTTCTTCATAAGCAAATCAATAACATTCAGACTGACGAAAGACGATTTTGTTGAACCTCTTCCGCCGGGGAAAACATATTCCGAATGTTCTTTACCCTCAATATCAAAAAGCACCGACGAAAACGACGGTGCAACCATATTAGCCGGTATTCCTTTGTACTCCGAACCGTCACTCTTTGGCGGTTCAGCCTTTTTGCGTTCAATGTCGAGATAGGCATTGTCGAGCTTGATTTTATGATTTTCAAAAACATTGTCACGGATAATATTTCTTAATTCTTTAATGGAATTAACATCACCTGTTTTAGCCTTTTTGAGAAGTGCCGCATTTACAACGAGCAAATTATTGACCAAATCTTCGTCAATCTCATCAACATTAATTCCCATATCAATAAGCATTTCCCAGTCGGCAGGAGTGTTGGCAGGCAACGAAAGTAACATATCCATAACCTGTTTCATACTCTTTTTACGGCGGCGTGACTTGCCCGAAGCCTTACCGCCCTTTGCTCCGTTTTTCACGGCTTCATCACGGCTTTGGTCAGATGTAAACGGTATTAAATTTTTCTCATTGGGCAATCACCTCACCTCTTTTATCTGATTTTCCCTCACAACACAAAACCGCCCTCAAACGAGAGCGGTCTGTGCGATTTTTATCTTAGGAGAGTTTTACATATGTCCTGTTTGTCAAACTTTCATAATACCATTATACGCAGGGTAAG